AAATTGTAAGAAAAAATGCTTTTTTTGTTGGGCCCTCTATAGGATTTAATAAAACTTCTGGTTTTTTAACTTTAAATGGTTTATATGAAAGAAAAGGCAAAGTTATATATAATGCAGGGGTATCAATGACTAATAAACTAGAACCAATGATTAATGTTGGTGTTTATTTTCACATATCTAAATAAATTATGAGCCAACCAGATCTAAAACAAATAATTAGGGAAGAATACGTTCATTGTTCTCAAGATCCTGCTCACTTTATGAGGAAGTACTGTAATATTCAACATCCTCAAAGAGGTAGAATAATATTTAATTTATTCCCATTCCAGGAAAAAGTTTTACATCTTTGGAAAGAAAATCCCTACTCTATGGTATTAAAATCCCGTCAATTAGGTATTTCTACATTAGCAGCAGGTTATTCCTTATGGTTAATGTTATTCCATAAAGATAAAAATATACTATGTTTAGCAACAACACAAGAAACTGCTAAAAATATGGTAACAAAGGTTAAATTTATGTTTGATAATTTACCTTCGTGGTTAAAAATCCCATCTGAAGAACATAATAAATTAACTTTAAAATTAAATAATGGTTCTCAAATAAAAGCAAAATCTTCTAGTAGTGATGCCGCAAGATCAGAAGCTGTATCCTTATTGATTATAGATGAAGCAGCTTTTATTGAAAATATTTCTGAAACATGGACTGCTGCTCAACAAACACTAGCAACAGGTGGTGGTGCTATTGTGTTATCTACTCCTTACGGAACTGGAAATTGGTTTCATCAAACATGGGTAAAAGCAGAAAATCAAGAAAATGATTTTTTACCTATAAAATTACCTTGGTTTGTACATCCTGAAAGAAATGAAGAATGGAGAAAAAAACAAGATGAATTACTTGGTGATCATAGATTAGCAGCACAAGAATGTGATTGTGACTTTAGTACATCTGGAGATACAGTATTCCACTCAGAATGGATTGAATTTATATCCCAAACCACAGTAAAAGAACCCTTGGAAAAACGAGGTGTTGATCAAAATTTTTGGGTATGGGAACCAGCAGATTATTCAAGAGATTATTTAGTAGTATCGGATGTGGCTAGAGGAGATGGTAAGGATTATTCAACTTTCCATGTTATAGATATTATAACTAATACCCAAGTAGCAGAATATAGAGGACAATTATCTACTAAAGAATTTGGATACTTTCTAGTAGGAGTTGCTACTGAATATAACAATGCATTACTTGTAATTGAAAATGCTTCAATTGGTTGGGCAACTATTGATGCTGTGATTGAAAGAGGTTACCGTAACTTATACCAATCACCCAAATCAGATCAATTTACAGCTGAATCATATTTAAAAACATATGAAGGTTCATCAGATATGACTCCTGGTTTTACAATGTCTATGCGTACTAGACCTTTAATTGTAAATAAATTTAGAGAATTTGTAGGCGATAGGAGTGTAACAATCAATTCAAAACGTTTAGTTGAAGAAATGAAAGTATTTATTTGGAAAAACGGTAGACCAGAAGCTCAATCTGGTTATAATGATGATTTAGTAATGCCTTTTGGTATAGCTATGTATTTAAGAGATACATCTTTAAAATTTCAACAACAATCCCAAGATATGATTCGAGCTACCTTAGGTAGTATGACTAAAAGTACATACATTGGTGCTTATAATCCGGGAGGTGTTCAAAATCCATATAATATAAAAACAGATAAAGGAATGGAGGATATTTCTTGGCTTTTAGGTTAAGAAAAATACAATATGTATGATATATAATAAACACAAAAATGGCCGATAAAAATTTATTTACCCGATTACAAAGATTATTTTCAACCGATGTAATTATTCGTAACCAAGGCAACAATGAATTAAAAGTAATGGATACTGATTCTATTCAACAATCAGGAGACGTAGCTACTAATTCATTAGTTGATAGATATAATCGTTTATATTCTCCTTCAACTACCTCATTAGCTGGTGCACAATTAAATGTGAATTGGCAGTATATGAGAACCATGGCTTACTCTGATTATGACCAAATGGATTATGATGCTATTGTAGCATCTGCTCTTGATATTATTTCAGATGAATCCACCTTAAAAAATGATTTAGGTGAAGTATTACAAATTAAATCTAATAACGAAGATATACAACAAATTTTATATAATTTATTTTATGATGTATTAAATATTGAATTCAATTTATGGTCTTGGATTCGCCAAATGTGTAAATATGGTGATTTTTTTCTTAAACTAGAAATTGCAGAAAAATACGGTGTATATAATGTAATTCCTTATACTGCTTTCCATATTGAGCGCCAGGAAAACTATGATAAAGACCACCCAAACGCTATAAGATTTAGATATTCACCTGAAGGTATATTTGCTGGAGGTTCAGGATATTATGGTTCTCCTAATTTAGGATCATTTAATGATAACCAACAAGGAATATATTTTGAAAATTATGAAATGGCTCATTTTAGATTATTAACAGATGTTAATTATCTTCCTTATGGTCGTTCATATCTTGAACCGGGACGTCGTATTTTTAAACAATATATTTTAATGGAAGATGCTATGTTAATCCATAGGATCTCACGCAGTCCTGATAGACGTATATTTTATATTAATGTAGGTTCTATTCCTCCAAATGAAGTAGAAAATTTTATGCAGAAAACAATTTCTACCATGAAACGTACTCCATTAATGGATAGTAATACAGGTGAGTATAATCTAAAATATAACCAACAGAATTTACTAGAAGATTTTTATATACCGATGAGAGGTAATGATACTTCTACTAAAATTGAAACAGCCCCAGGATTAACATACACAGGTATAGAGGATGTTACTTATTTAAGAGATAAATTATTTGCTGCTCTTAAAGTACCTAAAGCCTTTATGGGGTATGAAAAAGACCTAACAGGTAAAGCAACATTAGCCGCTGAAGATATACGTTTTGCTCGCACAATTGACCGTATTCAACGCATTACCTTATCAGAGCTATATAAGATAGCGCTTGTTCATTTATATAGCCAAGGATACACAGGTGAGGAATTAACTAATTTTGAATTAGATTTAACTACTCCATCTATTATATATGATCAAGAAAAAATTGCTTTATTAACTCAAAAAGTAGAATTAGCTCAAAAAATACTAGAAGCCAAATTATTACCATCAGATTGGATTTATGATAATGTATTCCATTTTAGTCAAGACCAATACGATGAATATAGAGATTTAATAGCTGAAGATCAAAAACGCACTTTCAGATTTAACCAAATATTAGAAGAAGGAAACGACCCTAAAATGACAGGTAAATCATATGGTACACCTCATGATTTAGCTTCATTATATGGTAAAGGAAGAATGCATGATCAACCTGAGGAAGTTCCTGTAGGTTATGGTAGTGATTTAGAATTAGGACGTCCTGAAGAAAAAGCAACAGATAGAAATACACAAGATGATAACTTTGGTAAGGATAGATTAGGTGCTAAAGGTATGAAAGATGATGATAATGAGTCGGATTCAATCCGTCCCCAATATAAAGGGGGTTCTCCTTTAGCGTTAGAGGCTAAACAAATATACCTTAAAAATAAAACTTTAATAGAAAGTTTAGTTAAAAAAGTCACACCTCTGAATTCATCAGTTGCTGATTCATTTCTGGATGAAGATAAATTAAAGAAATAAAAATTATCACATATTTATATTAGATTAAGAATATCTTCTCCTTATAAGCATATTGGGGATATAAATAAGCATAAAAAGTATAAAATGAAAATAAAACATTCCAAATACTCCAATACAGGAATACTATTTGAATTACTTATCCGACAAATAACATCAGATACTTTATCGGGAAAAGACTCAAAAGCTATTAATATTGTAAAAACATATTTTACAAAATCCGAATTAGGAAAGGAAAATAGAATATATGAAACTCTTTCTAAGTATAAATTTTTAACAGAAGCTAAAGCAGATATTATACTTAATTCTCTTATAGAGGCTTCAAAAAACCTAAATAAAGGACTTCTTAAAAAACAAAAATACAATTTAATTAAAGAAATATCTAAACATTACAAACTAGAAGATTTCTTTCAAACAAAATTTCCTAATTATAAACCATATGCTGCTTTATATACTTTATTAGAAATTCATAATTCACCTAACCCATCATCTCCTGATCAAATAATTAGTAATAAAATAGTTATTTTAGAACACTTAACAACGAAAAAAACTACAGATAAAAAACCAAAAGATGAGGTATTAAATGAATTTGAAACATATGATAAAGACTTACGCCTATTAACGTATAAAGTATTATTAGAAAAATTTAATGGCAAATATGTTTCATTAAATAATAACCAAAAAATAGTACTAAGAGAATTTATTAATTCAATTGATTCAGTACCTAAACTTAAATTATTCTACAATACAAAAATAAATGAAATTAAGCTTGATTTAGTTAGACTTAATAAAAAGGTAACTAATAAAGCCACTCAGATTAAATTAAATGAAGTTAATAAACTAATAAAACCATTAGGAAAAACATCTAACATAGATAATGATAACCTAGTTAATTTATTACAATACTATGAACTTTTAGAAGAACTTAAAAAAGTAAATGGCTAACTTTAAATATAAATTAAAGGAAACTGAAATAGGAGATACAAAGGTATTTAGTGGAAATAAATCTACTGTTACTGATATAGATTCTGAAACAGGTAGTATTACATGGGACATAACAACTATTCCAGAAATACGCTCTACCTTTAATATGTTTGTACAATTAAAAAAATACATTAAAAAATTATCTGTTGATAAAAAAGATGATTCTAAGTTTCAAGAAATTGCTCAAAAAGTAGAAAATGATTTTAATGATTTTCGTACTCACATAAGAAATAATTACCCTGAGGAGTACAAAATATTAAATACGGTTAATGAAGAATCAACAATAGCCTCAGATTCTGGATTTACATCAGGAGGTGAAGGTGAAAATTACATGCCTGCTTTTAGAAAAGCTCAAGGACAAGCAAATAAAAATGCTAAAGCATATTTTCAAGCAGGGTATAAAAAAGTTAACGAGTTTAAATATAAATTAAGTAAAAAACCACTAAAAGAAGCTGATACAAATATTGAAAGTTATTTAAGTGATTTAAATATCCAAAACCCCGATAATAAAAAATTCATAGCATCCCGTTTATTAGGATTTGATGAATTAGAAACAAAACTAAACCAATTAATACCATTAATACAGCAAGCTAAACATGAAACAATGGATTACTACAGACAAAAACCAGAATCATTTAATATTGTTTATGGTACAGATTTAGCAAACGATTATTTAAACGATTTAATAGAACTATTTAAAAAATAAAACATGGCAAATATACCATCAAACTCAACAGCAGTTAAAGCTACAACCGGTATTACTGGATCATATGCGGGATTTACAGTAGCAACTTCTACAATTTCTTTTACAGCATTGGTAGATGCTAATGGAAATAATTTAGGTGCACTTACATTTCCAGCAGGTACAACAGTTCCCTTATTTGTAACTAGTGCTTCATTTACTGGTGGACCAGCAATTTTTTACAATTAATATTTATAACAAAAAATGAAAACATTACAACAAGAATATCAATTAATTAAAGAAGGAAAAGGTAATAAAGATCATTTCCTAAAACAAGCAAGATATATGTTCCCTGAATATATTACTTCGGGTAATGATTATACCTCAACCATTCATATTTTAAAAAGCAAAAATCTTTTAAGTGAAGCTATTGGAGGTATTATTACTATGAAGCCAACTAAACCAAATTGGTTTAAAATATTTGATACTAATATCCGTGAGGCTGTAGGTGTTAAAAACACTAAAGAATATGGTGACCAAAATGAATTTGATACAATCGATAAAGACGTTCAAGCCGATTTAGATAACCAATTTAATAATAGTGATCCTAAAAACATTGATAATGTTTATGGTCAATCATTCTTAATGGGTTACTATACAGAAATGAAAGATCCTAAAAATGCTGATAAAACAGTAGATGAATTAAAGCAAATTGTATTAAAAAACATGGTTAAAGATGTTACTTATTATAATACAAAAGCATCATTTGGTGTTAAAGACATTGGATATACAAAAAATGTAGTTGGTGGAGGCGATCCTGTAGCACCTAAAGGCAAACATAAATCCTCAGGTTATGGTGATATGCCTAAAGTTAAGGTTGTTAAAGAAGGA